AGCATTATTTCCTTGTAGGGATAGAAGTAGTAATAGGCTCGTCAAGAACAAGCGGTATCGTGTATGTATCGCCATATAGTTTCTTAAATATAGAAGGGTTACGTTCATACCAACCACGTTTAGCAGCGTCACCTATAGAACCGTTTATAGGACATGGTGAACCTGACTGTATCATGGCTTCAAATACTCTTTCATCTTGACAAAGTATAGATACTGCTGCAACTTTAAGACCTAAGTCATTAAGAGTTTTAGCTAATTTAATACGTTCACAGTTTACGTCTTTATAGCCAGAGCCACCACTTAAGCCAAACAATGTACTAGATACAGAACCAGTAACAGGAACAATACAAACGTCTTGGCTAAAAGCACTTATAGAAGGGCTAATGGCACTTGGTGGTGGTTGACCTTTGTAATTGATAGTAGTTGTATCTGCTGCTTTAGCATCCATAGAAAGTGCTAATAACATACCTATGGACATACCTACAAGTAATGCTATTAAGTTTCTTAATGATTGCATTATTTCATTCCATTAGTTAGTAGATAAACAATAACAAAACCTGCTGTACCTAATAAGATTTGTTCTAGGCGTTTGAGTCTTGCGTTTATTTGCTCATAACGTAACGCACATACTTCTTCATGCGTACTTAAACGTGATTCTACGTCTGACTTTACCATTACAATTCCTTATTCTTCTATATATGGAGATAAAATACTTGCACCCCTAGCTGCTTGAGGCGTATTTAAAAGCCCTTGTACTGGCTGTGATATTTTATTAAAATTATAAATACCTCTAGCAAGTAAAGATTTAAACAACGCACTTTTATCAGCCATAAATGCAGCAAACTGTTGAGGTGATTCTGTTAATAATGCAAGACCTGCAGGATTTTTATTAAGTTCCATTAATGCTCTACGTTCAACAACATCTAATGTGTCAATAAGCTCTGATTCTTTTTTATTAAGTCCAACAACTTCAGGTACTGCTTCACCTACTTTTTCTTTTAATCCACGTGCTAATGTTTTTTGAGCTTCTACTTCTGTAGAACCAAGTTGACCATATTTTTTCTTTAATGCAGAATATGTACCTTGTTTTAACTCTTGAGCTAATTGCACAGGAATAGTTTGACTTGTAGTTTTAATAATAGGTTGATTGTAAGCCATAAATTCTTGTCTTACTTTGTTAATAGCAGCTATGTCATCAGATGGATTAACTTGTTTAAGTTTTTTAGCCTCTATATCATCTAAGTATTTAAGAACATCAGTTTTACTTACTGTGCCTGTAGATGAGCCAATTTTATTTACAATCTGATTATTAATATCTGTAATCTTATTTTCTAATTTTTTAACACCTATTTGAGTTGGGTTAATACCTTCTTCTAGCATAGTTTTAACTGCTGTTGCTGCTTTACCACTTTCCAATTGTTTTTGAGTAGGTTTTAAAGCACTTTGCATTAATTTTTCAGGTATTGTTTGACTGATAAATTTAGTTACTCCAGGAAACATCTCAGCACCTACTTTACCAATATTACTTGTACTTAAACCTAAATAAGGGTCTTGTAAATATTCTGGCATTTGTGCATAACCAGCTCTAAATCTTTCAGCAGTAGGAAAGTTCCCTGTTCTAATTTGTTCAATTGCTGATAGTTTTTTTGTAGGTTTTGCTTTATCTTCTTGCCAATTCATTGTCCAAGGAGAAGAACCTTGCTCACCTTTAGTAACTGTAGTATCTTCTTTCCAAGACATTTCCCATGGGTTATTTGCTGCCATAGTTATTTACTCCAAGAATTTTGGTCGTTAGGGTCTCCACCTAAATACTTCCAGCCATTTACTTTTTGATTAATTTTTAACCCTTTGTAAGATGGTTGAGCTTGTAATGTTGGTTGTGCCATTTGTTCTTGCATAGGTTGTGCAGCAGATTGTGGTTTAGCTAAATACCTATCTTGTTCTTTTTCCCACAATGTATCAGCACCATTTAAGTGCCCATATTGGTCATAATAGTCTTGTAGGTATTGTAATTTTGCTCTTGACCTATCATATTGTTTAGCAAAGTTTTCTCTGATAGATTGGTTAACATCACCTTTTTTATTTATAGATGGAACTGCTTTTACAAACATTGCAATATCTTTATCAGATGTAGTGCCAGAACCTTCTATACGTTGAGCTGGAGCTAATTTTGATGTAATAGCTTCCATTTTTTGTTCAGCAGAACCTTGTAAAAAACTTGGTTGAATACCTGTATACCATTCACCAGTTCTAGCTTCACGATTTAATGCTCCAAACTCTTCCATATCTTTAAGAACTCTAGCTCCTTCTTGAACTACTTTTACATTTTCGTCAATTTTTTTACGAGCTTGTTCACTTGCTCTTAAACGAGCTTCATCTGCTTTTTTTGGTGGCAATCCTTGCCAAGGCACTCTTATACCTTCTGGTGCTTCTAAAGGCATATCAAATGGTTGAGAACTTCCACCAAATTGTGCTGCTAATTCATCTAAAGTAGCCATTATTTAATACCTGCTTTCTGTCTAAATGCGTTTGCTGAATTTTGGTCTTTAAAGTAATATGTTTTTCCACCAGCAGTTACTGGGATTGATTGTTGAGGTCTGCCAATATTATATGCTGCCTCTTGTTCTTGTAATGGTAATCTTGCTAATGTTCCAGCAGCAGTTAATCTTTCAACTGCATTAAACACTTGTTTTCTTTGAGCTTCAGTAAGGTCCATTGGGTCAACATTAGGAAACATATTAATTGCAACGTTTTCAAAATTTCCAGTATATTGCCTTGGTTTTTCTTCTTTAGGAACATTTAAAGGATTTGTTGCTATTACTTTAAATTTCTTCTCTATTGGGTCATATTCTTCTGTTACTTTTAGTCCATCTTTTTCATACGTTCTAAGATTATCGCTTCTTCCTGCTAACTGTTTTCTATATTGGGCAGTTAAAGCTCTGTCTATTACATCTTGAGATGCGTTCATACCACCTAAGAAGGCTTTACCTAAATAAGGTAATGGTGAACCTACATTTAAGTTTTTAGGTGTTGCTAGATATGTAGCAGCAGTTCCTAATAAACCTTGTATTAATGCTTGATTGCGTAACTTTTCTTCATCTTGCCCTTCTAAAATACCACCAGGTATAGTGCTACCAAAAGGTGTTATACCTTCAAACAAATTACCAATACCAGATTTAATTGGATTAGTAAGTGCTGATATTGGGTTGTTATCAAATAATGCCATGATTTATCCTATGTAAATTGGTTTTCTTGGTAATTGTGCCATGCTGTTAAATTGTGGAACAGGAACTGGACCTTGTTGACCCATAAGTTGTTGAGAGCTTAACGTTGGAGATGGTTGTAATGGAGCTTGTGATTGATTCATAGTACTATAAGCATTAAGTGCTAAGTTTCCATATCCTACTGGGTTACTCATTAGAACATCACCTGGCATGATACCGCTTACACCACGTTTTAATCCACCTAATAATGATGTGTCATAACCTCCACCACCTGCAAATGTTGCTGGTCCTTGACCGCCTAAAAATGTTGGGTTGTACCCAAGTGTTGAGTTTTTAGCTACGTCAAACATACCCATAGAGCCTGTATATAATTCAGGATTTAAACCTTGAGCATAAGTACCTGCTTGACCTAATGTAGTTCCAGCTCCAGTATTAAACATATTAGCCATACCAATATTACCCATATTTGATGCACCTTCTGTAGCTATAGCATTTCCAAGATTACCTGTTGTGCCTCCTGTTGTAGCTCCTGCACCACCTGCACCACCCATAGCACCACCTAAATAGCCTCCAGTACCACCTAATGCAGCACCTATAGCTGCATTTTTTAATGATTTACCTACGCTTTTACCTTGTAATAAAGATGTGCCACCACTTATACCTGCACCTATTGCTGCTGCTGTTATTGGGTCACTCATTATCTGCCTACCTTTCCTACTACATAGCATATTGGTTCTAAGATAGCACGATAAATCATGCCAATATTGTCTCTAGTTTTACCTCTTTTTTGTTTCCATATATCAGCAGTACGGTGTCTTGCGATATGCTCTAAAACACCCCTTAAAATGCGTTGTAGGGCATTCTTTTCACCTGCTTTGTAAGCATAGTTTACTAATGGTAAGAATAGAGTGTGATAACCTTTTTCGTATGCTGGGTCTAAGTCTTTAGATTGAGCTAACCAGATAGCGTTACGGAAACTACCAAAGCCATATTCAGCGTTCATAGCTGTACATACTATCTTGCCACCACCTGATGTTGTTGATGTAGTAGTTAATGGTTGACCAGCTACTGTAGAAGTAAATTGTGCAAGTCTTTGGTATGGTAAGTTTTGTTGGAAGTTAAAGCGGTCAATATCTGATTGCAATGCTTTATTAGAGTAATCTTCACGTGCTTGACCAACATTTAATAATTGTGATGAAGGTGCATAAGTTGATTGTAGAAGTTGTGGTATATATCTAGCAGTACTTTCTTGTAAACCACGTTCTGTGGCATAGTTTTGATATGCTGCATTACCTGCTTGATTAACTAAAGCATTAGCTAAATTTTCACCTGCTAATCCTTCTAATTGTACTTGTGCTCCTGAACCTAAACGACCAGAACCAGATAAATTACTTCTTGTTTGATTAATAGCATCATAATATTGTTTTGCTGCTAAATCTTGTGCTGGTTTTAAAGCTGCTTCAAGATATGGGTTAGGTCCTAAGTATTGACCACCTAATACGTTTCTTTGTTGACCTAATAACTCACCAATTACAGGTGTAGTAGCACCAACATTAGCTTCTGCCATCTTTAATGCTGATTCTGTTTGTGCAGATGGACTAACATAAGTTTGACCTTCAAAATATTTTGGTGTATATGTTTCGTATAGTTTTTGAGCCTCTGATAAACCTCTTTCAACATAAGGTCTCATAGACGGGTCAATACCAGTTGTTGTTTTTTGCGGTTCTGGGTCGCCTCCCCATAACATAAACCCATTGCGAGTCATAAATCCTGTAACAAGCCAATACATTTTATCTTTTAATGAATTGTTATATCCTAAATCGTAACCAAATAATTTCATGTTGCTTTCCTTAAAGTGTAAATTCCCATGTTGAAGGTTTAAAACCCATGTGTAGAGCTTTTTTATCCCAGCCACGTCTTTGAGATGTAAAAGTAATTCTTGTTTTACTGCCTTGTTTTGCTATTGCTTGAATTTCTTGCCATGCTTCTTGAAGTAGTAATTCGTGATTAATTGATGACCATGCTGCCCATACATGAAGTGCATTACCCATAGGCTGTAATACTACAAAGCCATAAGGTTTGTTATCGGCTATAGCTAGAAATGCCATAGAACGCTGTTCGTAACAATCACAATAGACATCCTCTGCTAACCACTCAGGATGACCTTTGCTTCTGACTATTTCAAGACCATGTTTAATAAACTCCCAATGAGTCCTAAGCTGGTCTTTAGGTATGTAATGTAAAATCATCCTACTATTATATAACGATATACCTTATTCGTGCCTGTATTTGCAGGGTGACTGATAGTTGCTTGTCCATTTTGTTGTGAGCTAATGTAAGGCTCTGTAAATAAGTTAGTTGTAAATGAGTTAGCACTTAAATACTGAATAGTAACAATAGCACTAGGTGTTGCAGGTCTAGTAGGTGTTGTTTGTGCTGCTAAATGTTCTACTGTTACTAATTTAGAGCTTGTAGCCCATGCTAAACTTACATAATCATCTTTAGCAAGTTCTATGTTAAAGTTTAATGCTGCAATAACATGACCTTTAACGCTACCATGTTTACTATCTACAGAAAACTTACTGTTAGAACCTGCAACATCTGAACCATTCTTTTTAAACCATATATCTACGTCTTGTATTTGTGAATCATCATTAGCAAGCTGAATACTAAACTGAACGTTATAAAGACCAGAATAGTCTACTTTTATCTTATAACCATCTACACGACTTGTGCCTAAAGAGTAGTCTGTAGTATCAAGTGTAATATTGCCTGTAGCTGTAATAGTTGCTAAACTTTGGTCTGTTGTATCTTGAAACGCACCGTATGGGAAGTATGTACTAGCTGACGTTTGTGTTTTAGGTTCTAGCCCAATATAAGAGTTATAACCTATACGTTCATCATAGATAGTTGTAGATGAAGCACCACCTGCAACTAATGTAATATCACCTGTATTGTTAGACTTACCTTCTACAAGGTTGTTCACAATTTCAGCTACACTTCTAGCATCACCACCTGTCCAAGGTAGTTTACGGTACATATCACTACGTGCCATTATCTAGTTCCTTGTTCAGAGTAATCTATATCCATACCAATTGCAGATGACCAGTTAGCACCGGTAGGTGTTAAAGCTATTCTATGATAACGACCTGCACTTCTTACAGAGCATCTATCTTCTGCTGTAGCTGATACAGATGAACTATAAGTAATAGTATCATCTAACATTCTACGACTTGCTACTTGCACGTTTGCAGAGCCATTATCTACAGAAGGTCTAATAAGAGTTAAGACAGAGTTATAACCATATTCTAGGTCATTAGTAATGATAGAACCTGTAGCGTTAGTTCCTGTGAATGTAATAATTCTAGTATCACGAACACCACCGAATAAGAACTTACCGCCTTTATATAGTCTATCGTCTAGTGTTGTTACAAGTGTATTTTCTGTTTTAAGTCCTGCTGCTGATGCTGCCATATCTATGGCTACACCTGTGCCTGAGCCTGCACCTGTAGCTGTAAATAATACACCTACAGTATTAGCAACTGCACCTATAGCTGTAAAACTTGTATTGCCTACTGTTCTAATTGTATAAGACTTGCCTACGACAAATGAACCTGCATTAATATTGTAAGCAGCATCAAGACCGTCTAATGTTGCACCTGGAGTAGCTAGTGTAGATAAATAGTCTACATCTGTATCTGCTTCACACCATTTTTGTGTTTCAAAGTTATAGATAAGTAGTGAACGACCACCAGAAATATTGCCATAATTCCAAATGACTAAATTACGTTCAGGGTCTACTGCTGTTGATATAGAGTCAATATCACCAATGTTAGCGTTGTTAAAGAAGTATCTGTCTACTTTTTCAGAGCCTATACCTGTTAATGTTTGACCATTGGTCGCATAAAAACCGTCATCTGATAAGAAGTAAGCTGTACCTGAGTATTGTGCTATAGAATTACCTTCTATACAACCTACGTTACGAGAGATAGTGTCAAATTGGAATATAAGCGGTGTGCCTATATATGACATTCTGACAATGGCTTTTTCTAAGAATACAATACCAAACTCACCACCTACGACACCGGTGATATCACCACCATCAGGGATAATTTGATAGTCACTTTGAGATGTTGCTGTAGTAGTCCAAGTGCTTGCATCATTGATACCTGACCATTGCACCTTACTAGGTGATGTACCTGCACCAATATTACCTGCGACTACAAAGTCACGAACTACTGTAATGTATTTAGAAATAGGGGCATCTGAACTTACGTCTGCAAAAGCTGTAGAACTGTTTACGTCAAAAGACTGTATCTTTTCAGAGCCATTAGATGCAATTGCAAGACTACCAAACTGTAAAAATTGCCATCTATTTGTACCTGTATAACCACCTGACTTAGACTTGTCTACTAGAGATAAGTCATTATTGTCTACTTTAAATAGTTTAGTAGCACCACCAGCAAAGATAAATACGTCATTGTCTAGTTTAGCAGCAAAGCAATTATTCAAGTTTTCTGAAGCTGCACTTGAAAATGTTACTGCTGACTTAAATGGACCATATCCTACAGCTAAAGGAATGACATTATTAGCTTCTGATACAGAGTCTAATATACTAGGTTGGTCAGGTAACCAGTCTTTAAAAGATATGCGTTGTACTGGCATATTAAGCCTTCATAATATAGCAAAGAGCATAGTAAGGAGGTAAGTTAGCATTAGTACCACTAGAGCCTGTTGTAGAGTTTGCTACTGTAATACCTGTTGTTGCAGTAGAAGTGCTAACTGTACCACTATCACGAATACCTGCATTTCCACCACCAACTGTATCTGCAGCACTATAAGGAAGTGTATGTGCATGTCCAGGGTCTGTTACAGTTGCAGTATGAGTATGAGATACGACTATAGCATCTGCACTACCACCTGTTGCACCTACAGCATAAGTAGATGTAGCACCTACTACAAAACGGTTACGTAAGTCTGGAGTAGAACTTGAACCATCACATAATAACCATCCACTAGGAATAGTGGCTGAAGAACCTGACCATAGCATTATCATGCCAGCTACAAAAGCAGTACCCCATGTAGGTGTTGTGCTACCGCCTGCTGATAACAATACTTGACCAGAAGCACCTGCAGTTCCATCTAGTCTAAATGCACCTGTAATATCAACTGTGCCTGAAGAAACTAATGTACCTGCTACTGTAAATGGGTCACCACTAGAACCTGTTTGTTGGTCTTTAAGTAATGCCATTAAACTACGAACAGCGTTGTTTAAGTTAGCTGGTGAACAACCTTCAGCAATATTGATATTAGTTATATCTGTATTATCTGCTGCTGTTGTGCTAAATTCTGAAATTTTGGTTTTTGCCATTTTTTATCCTTGTCTAAGCCATGTATCTGATGATGGTGAAATTGTTGTCCATGTGTCTGAACTTGCTGATGATGGTGTCCATGTATCTGAAGATGGTGTGACAGGTGTCCATCCTTCACCTTGTATAATTCCGTTTGCTGTAACTGTGGCTATAGGTGTAATAGATGCACTTGCACCTGCTACAATACCACCTAAACAATAGACACTTGCATTAGCGACTATGTGTCCATTACCACTTACTACATATCCTCCTAAACAAGATACAGTTGCATTTCCTGTAATGCTTGCAGCATTTGTTCTTATAACTACATAATTAAGTTCTACTGAACCGTTAGCAGTAATACTTGCTGAACCTGTAATCTCAAACGAACCTAGTGCAGTTACAGTAGCGTTACCTGTAATTGAACCTGCACCATTTCTTATGCGTAAGTAAACAGCACTTACATCAGCAGTTCCATTTATAGAACCAGTATTTAATCGTATTCTTGTTGCATCACTTGTGACAGTAGCGTCTGCTGTAATAGCAGCACTAAATGGTTTTATTGCATTAGCGTTAGCAGTAACAATTGCGTTTGCATCTACTTGAGCAGAGGCTAATACTATGCCTCCTATCTTACCTAGTGTGCTGAAGGAGGTTTCAGCAAATGCACTTATGCCAAACATTTATTACACAGCCTCTTCTACTAAATCCCAAGATGTTGTTGCTTCATTCCATGTATATCTTTTATTGTCTGTAGGATAATCTACAGGAGCTTTCCATTGGCAAGTTGCTTCATTTAATAACCATGAATTAAATGGTTTAGGTGCAATAAAAGCATCTAATGTTTCATTATAAGTGTATCCTACACCAGCATAATTCTTACGAATGTTCCCGTTATAAGATGTTTGTTTCCAAGTACCACCTAAAAGATTAGAGCAAAAGTCTGTACCTATTTGTTCAATCTCAACACCTTCTTCATTGGAAGTATCTTTGTTATCTACCACTATAACTTTAGTTACAATGTTATTTTCTGTTTGTGCAAAATGTGCCAAGTTACTGCTCCTTAATTAACTTAATGTTCCGCTAGATGTAAATGTATGAATTGTGTTTCCACCTGATGATGTTACAGTTCCGCCTGTAAATACTTGTGAGCCAGCGTATGAGATAATAACTACGCCTGAACCGCCTGTTCCTGCTGAGCCTTGATAAATGCTATAAGCTCCACCACCACCACCACCTGTGTTTGCAGTTCCTGAAACCGCATTTGATATTAAGTAAGCCGCACCAGCTCCACCGCCCCCAGTTCCACCTGTTCCAGCTGTATTAGTTCCAGCTCCACCACCACCGCCAGCATAGGTTACTGAGCTACCTGAAATAGAAGATGCACTTCCGTTACCACCATTACCTCCTACACCATAAGTAACATTGGCTGCTCCTGCTGCACCAGCACCGCCTCCACCTGCGGCAGCGTTACCTCCTCCACCAGCAGTTGCACCAGCATTACCTTGTCCTGCTGTTGCTGCTCCGCCTGTTCCACCTGCATAAGGTGATACGCTAGAATTACCGCCACCACCACCTGAACCTCCATCTTTTCCGTTGTTGCCAGGTGAAGCTGCAACTCCACCTCCACCACCACCACCTACAGAGGTTACAGTAGTAAGCCCTGTGCCTGAAATAGAGGAGTCTGTTCCGTTTGTTCCTTGAAGAGATGTGCTTCCTGCACCACCACCACCAACAGTAATTGTATATGTTGTAGTTGTAGATAATGTAAATGTAGAAGCTAAATACCCACCAGCACCAGCACCACCAAAACCACCACCACCGCCACCACCAGCCACAGAAAGATAGGATGCAGATACAGTAGTGATAGTAGGTTTTGAACCAATAAACATTTGCATTATTCCACTCATTATGTAATATTTCCTGAAATAACACAAACTGTTGAACTAATAAATAATATTGTAGCTACGCCTCTTGTTGCTAAAGTTACAGACGCTTTATCTGAATCTGTACCTGCTATATATGCTGTAGTAATTGTACAAGTGATTGTTATATTTCCTGATGTATTATTAAATATTGAAATAGCGTCACCTTCAGCAAATGTTGCATCTGGTATAGTAATAGAACCACCTGAACCAACTTGTACATATTTACCAACATCTGCTGTAGCTAAAGTATATGAACCTGTTTTAGTTCCAACTGCTGGAATATTTAAAAATCCTAAAGTACATGTTGCGTTAGGTAGTGTATATGTTGTTGTGCCTGCTGTAGCTTGAGCATTAAGTGTAGATGTACCACTTGTAGAACCAGCTAATTTTAAGTTTCCTGAATTAAATGTTTGAGTAGCTGTAAATGTAGCTGCTGTGCCTGGAGCTACATAGTCTGTACCAGCAGAAGCCGCAGTTAATCCAGTAGAGCCATCACCTTTTTGAAGTGCTGTACTAGAAGTTAAGCCAATAATAGTATCGCCTGACTGTAATTCTTGTATTGTTGTGCCATTAAGCACTAATCCATAACGAGTTGCCATAATTTTCCTTAACTTACTGTAACATTAATTGTTGAGCCACTTCTATTTAATACAGGTAAAAAACCATTAGCCAAAGCAACGTCAGCAGTAGTTGTATCTCTTTTAGTCACTACCATTTTAGTAGGTAAATTACCTAAATAGATTGCTTTTTCAGCAGGGTAAGTAACAAAGACATCTTTTGTACCTGCACTAAAATTAACTGCACTTCCACTATTGCTAGACTCTAATATAGTATCTCTAGATAAAGTAGTGCCTGATAGTGTATATGTTCCTACACCTACTTCCCATTCATTTGTATTGGCTAACTGTATCGTATAGAACGTAGTATTAGTATCACCAATTACAGAGAATGACTGAAATCCTGTAGTAGCACCGCCTAATGTAATTGTGCCTGTGCCTGTGGTCGTAGTGGTTTCTCTTACCCTATCTTTAACGACTAGAGCCATGATTTATCCTTACGCTAATGTAACTGAAAGGTTACCTGTTGAAATCTTAAAGATATCGCCAGAGTCAATAGCTTTAGCTGTATCCAAAGCTGTATGGTATAAAAGATTTCCTGATGTTGCTGCGTCATTAATACCAATCCAACCTACTGTTCCCCATGAAGCTGTTGCTGTTGGGAATGTAACGTCAGCAGAGTTTGTAGATGCACCGTTAGATGGTGCACCAAATGTAACTGCTGTTCTAGCGTATGAACCACCGGATACTTCTGTACCACTACCTGCGTCTGTAGGGTCTGAAGTCCATAGTGATACATATACTGTTGCGACTGATGTATATGTTGTGTTGCGTAGAGTTGCATTGATTAATGCGTTCTCTAAAAAGTTACTCATTTCTGCCATGATTTTTCCTTTATCTTGGTGTTACGCTTAATGTTGTGTATGGATATGTTGCACCTAAATCACTCTTCTTAATATTCGCAATTGCTCTATCGTATAAAGCAGACCATGTAGCAATTCTTTGGTCGTTCATAAGATATGGTTCTGCCTCTGCTAGAGTTGCGTAAAGTAGAGCATCTGGATAGTATGCTAAGAACAAATTACTAGCTGTTGTGCTAGAGATAAATGTAGGTTGAGCATAATATAAAATTTGAACTGTGTAGCTTGTATCAGGACCTGGTGCAAACTTAAATTCTGTACCTAACATTGTAAAATAGTGAGGTCTGCCTGATAATGTTGTTTGACCATCTCTAAAGAATAAGTCAGGTGACTGAAACTCTAGTAACACAGGTGGGTTACCTAACATGTGTATTTCTCTGACTTCTAAAAAGTCTGTAGGAAAGCCTACTGTGCTATCTGTAGTGTCAGCAGTAGCGACTTTTAACATTCTTTCTGTTCTTAAATCACGAGTCATTCTAAATTGTGCCATCTGAATGAAGTCAGGTATCTGTGATGTTAAGTCTGTTCGTGCTAAGTAGTTTTCTACCGTAGTTACAAACGAGGTATAGTTAGTAAACGCCATCTAATTGTCCTTTTAGTCTATCCCAGCACTTGTCCATCTCATCTTTATGCCATTCACTAGCAGCTAATGAGCTTAACCATGCTGTTCTGTCAAAATATGTTAAGTTTTCTATGTCTTTAATGTTATTGGATACAGGGTTTGCAGGGCTATAAGGTGAACCTATGACAGGAACACCACGAATAAGTGCTTCTACATCTGCGACACTACCAAAACTCACAATGACATGAGCTTTTTCTAATGTTTGTTTAAAGTCACCTTCGCCTTTACGCTTAATGACAATCTTTCTTTCTGTATGTTTTCTAATCTCTTCTACCGTTCTGTCTAACCAATTAGAAGTTTGGTAAATATAAGCTATCTTTTCTGGTGGAGGTAACACAACTACGTTTTCACCACTAC